TCCAAGCCAGAGTTAATTTGGTATACACCGTCAACACCAGCGCCTCCGTTACCACTGTCACTTGCATTTGCTGTAGCGCTAGCTGTAAAGGTATAAGTGTTTGCTGTTGGCACACCTGTAATTTGTTGTTCTTGGTTTAAAACCGCAGCTGTAATATTGCCGCCCAAAGATGCAGATCCTGCTATGGTTACAAAGTCACCGACTACAGCTCCATGACTTGAATCGGTTGCTGTAATAATTGCAGAACCGTCTGTAGCAGCAAAGGTAATACCGTTAGTAGTAGTAGCTCTAATTGGTGTTATATCGTTAAAGTTACCACCAGATTCAATATAGTATTTGTTAGTAGTGCCTATACCAAGGTAACGAGATCCTCCAAGAGAAACCCAACTATGCAGAGCTCTGCCTGTACCTATGTATGTATTGGATGATGATTTTTCCCAACCACCGATTTTTTCTACGCGGCCTTTTCTGAAACGAATTTTATCACCGTCTACCCAACCGCCTTCGTTTGAGTAATCGGTTTCTTCTTTATTTATTCCTGGCTTAAAATTAAATTTTGTTAGTGGCATTTTTAAATTCTACCATAACCAAAGAATATTTAAGCTAATCTAATAATTGCGCCTGTAGCTGTTGGACTTGGAAAAACAATAGTAAAGTCACCTGCTGTACTTGTTTTATCGCCTCCGAAATCTATGGTACAAAGTGCTTTATTAGAATTTGTTGAATTATATAATAAACAACCTCTAGCTGTTACTGTAGCTGTGCCAAACGTAAAGTCTGCAAAGTCTACAATAGCTGTAGTCCCAGATGTGCTTGGCGTTACATTTGTAAGCGTACCACCACCAGAAGAATAGTTTGTACCAGATACTTGGTTGGTTGTTGTAAAAGCTGCCGTTGAAGCGCCCATAGTTGCAGATGATGTATATAAAGCTAACTTAATAGAATCAGCTCCATTTGTAAGATTGTGTCCTTCAACAAGTATTTCTTGTTTAAAACTTGTTGCTATTGCAGATGTAATTGCCATTTTTTAAAGCTCCTTAATAATCTTAGCCATGTCTTCATGGCCTTGTTGCCTTAATAAATTCACATACGTCACATTTTTAGAATTTATTGCGTTCTTTATACTATGTAAGATTACAGTATAAACTTGGTTTTGAAAAGCTATTGCTTGTTGTTTTACATGTTCTGGTGCTTCCATAGAAACCTCACATATTTTTTTTGTTGCTTGTGCTGCCCAAAACTCTGGATCATGTCCTTTGTTTTCGGTAGTGTGAACAGCCACCTGGCCTAACTTTATAAAACTATCGGTCATCCTTTATAAGGCTCCGGGGGTGTAACATCTTCATTAATTTTCAAGCCTTCTTTTTCAAGCTTTTCGTTAATATCATCGTAGGCACCAATAATAAATTTACCGTTGTAAGGTATTGCAACTAATGGTTTTTCTAATCTGTGAAAACCGTACAGCCTTTCTGGTGCTGGTACGTTGCAATCTAAGATTGTAGATCTGTTACTGATACCGACAGTTATATCGCTTTCCATGAGCTTCGCAATCCAAAACTCCACGCAAGCTCTGCCAGCTTCTGCAAGGTGCATATTTTCTTTGTAAGAAAAATCTATGCCGTAAAGATCCACAGCTGCTACTTTATTCCACATAGCAAAAGCTAATGAATAAGCTACTGTGTTATTAAGGTAAGCACACTTACAAGCGTTTGCCACTTCTTCTATTGGATAAACCACAGCTTTTGGTACTCTTGGATCTAACTCACAGGTATATACCGGGTACTTGGTTTGGCCAAGGATTTTGGTCATTGCATTTGTTTGACGGCCAGCATCATCTGAGTCAAAGAATCTACTTGCAGGATCTAGCATGAACAGCCTGTCGCATGGATAAGTTCCAGCAGCTGCATTAATACACCAAACTTCGTCCCATTCTCTGCCGTTTTGTGCGCCTATTGCAAAATCAACCTGGGATATACCCAAACCTATTATTGCTACTCTTTTGCCTTCTAGGGATTTTATTCTCTTCACTAAGACACGCCAGTTCGCAACTGGTCGTATCTAAATTCGTCGCGTGTACCGCGACCTTCGGACATATTTTTCATCCTACTCACTGCCTCCTTGAATCTTGCCTCAAACTGGGCAATGACATCGGGCGGCTCTTTTAAGAAAACTGCGCCCTCTACTAACGTGCCGTACAACAAAGCTTCGGGATAATCCGTAGATAAAAATGTTGTACCGCTGTCACTACCACTCGTTAAAGAGGCTGGTTTATGTAAATAATGTAACTCCACTGTATAACCAGAATCTGGTATTGGAGATACCTCGAAAGATGTGTCATCAAATAAAGAATAATATTTAGGCTTACCAGTTGTTGTTCCTGGTGAATATTCTTTTATAAAAGATGGATGTTTAAAATCTAAATAATCGTAAGTGCTGCTGCTTACCACAGCAAGACTAAAAGGTGCATAGAAATCTGTCGGTGTAGCCAAGAACCTATTTGATGTGGTCAAAGTACCTGTAACGTTTTTTCTTTGATTTGGCAGCTGCACCATACTAAAGACTCTGTTTTCAGCTTCTTTAATAAAAGTATCTAGTTGTGTAGTGAAGGTAGTTTCAGAAACCTGTAAATAGTCCTGGACCGCTGTTTTTAATGTAGATAATGTAAAACTCATGTTATTGTTACCGTTACTGTTCCTATGCTAGTGGTTACTTCAAACGTAGTCAATAAAGATCCTAATTTGCCGTCACCAACATTACTATAAACTAAAAACCTTGTATTATCATCGTCCGTATCTGGCCTAGCGTTTTTAATAGCTTGTGGATCAGCTGGCACAGGCTTAGGCATAAGCTGTGGATGTTTAGCATCCCACTGATCTGCGCCTACTAATAAACCGTCCCAGGTCTTTTTCATATCTCGCAGTCTATATCTAAAACCTGTAATGTCGCAGATCCCGTAAGCGTTTTTGTTAGATGCAAAAGCCATTATGCGCTGTTATAACTTCTTAAATTTGGTGATACTTTAAATGATGCTCTGTCTTCATCTTGTGATAAAGCTCGGCTGAACTCTTCATCGTAAATTGCTTTGAGCTGTGCAGTCATTTGTGGATTTTTTTTCATAGAAATGTAATATGCCAAGCCAGCAGCTAGACATGGATAAAATCTAAAAGGTACTTCTAAAGTATTTGTAGCAGCGTCTACATCATCCATTCTTGTTAGCACGTTCATGTGAATTGTGTAAGTGCTAGATAGATCTGGTGTTGGCCATACTGTAATCGTTGGTGTAATTTGTTTGTTTACAAAAAACTGGTTTGGCTTACCTGTTGATGTTTTGGTTGTGACGTGTGAATACTCAGCACGGCTTAGTCTAGTCATAGGCACGTCTGTGGTTTCACTACCAGAAGTTTGTCTGATAAATACATCAAGCACATCAATAGGCGCTGTAGCGTTGGTGCTGTCTACATTGTATGTAGCTGTACCAGAAACCATGTCAACTGTTTTAACTGCAATGGTCCATTGGTTTAAGCCTCTGTTGGCCCACTCAGCAAGCATAATGTTAAGACTTCTGTTTGCTGTTTTAAGGTCATACCCGGTTCTGAGCTCTAAACCACAACGCTCAAAAGCTTCTTCAATATATTCAGCTACATCTGGTTCAAAATTTTTACTATTACTCGTTGCCATTATTATTTCCTTTTTCTAACTACGTTTTTTTTGACGTTTTTTGACTTTACTCCAGTGTATTTTTTTTGATCTTGTTTTATTTTTTCTAATTCTTTAGCTTGAGCAGCGTGTAACTTGCTTGCTTTTTTTAAGCCCTTGATAATTTTGTTTAGATCTTTTGTATAGTGCATATTAATCTTCGTATAAATTGTTAAATGTGATTGATGGATCTAAATAACTTTCATGTGCCTCTGCTGAATGTTTATACTGGGACGGTTTAAAATCTGGTGGACCGTCACCTGTAACCCAAAGAGCAGGACTTGTTGCTCTTACTCTGTTATTCGGTAAAGCAATAATATTACCTTTCCATTCACAATCTTCTGTTATATATAATACATGAGATTGTTTGTGTTGTGCAGGATCATCTGCAATGTGTGAATTTGTGTAATCTACAGTAAATAAATATTTGGCCGTATAAAACTCAGATCCTATTTTTGCCAGCCAAGGTGAAGAGCTAACTCTATCCATGACAATTACAGAGTGATCTCTAGCTTCACAGTCCCAAGGTTGTGCTAAATGATCTTCCATAGGCTCTGGGAAGTCTTCTAAAGGCATATCTGCTACAAGAGCTTGTATTGGCATCCTTGCCCACATAGCTCCACCGTGTATGTTTCCTTCATCCCAATCCTCACAATTATCTTCGCAACCAGTAAAAACTACCTGGAAACTAAGTGATCTATCCGGAATAGTATTTACCGCTATAGCCAAAGCGTGTATGTATTCACCATGATATTTCTCATGGTTACAAGTGAACTCTCGTCTTATCCAACATTTGAAATGAGGTATATTACTTATTAAATGTGCCACAGTATTTAATCCTCCTAACTAAATTGTATATTCACCGCCTCTAGTAGCTGCGCCCATACCTCTTGCTACGCCTTTTGTTTTTTTGTTTATGCTACCACCTTTGGATTTTTTCATTATGTTGCCGCCCTTAGACTTCTTCATTATGTTTCCGCCTTTAGATTTTTTCATAATGCTTCCACCTTTGGACTTCTTCATTATGTTTCCGCCCTTAGACTTCTTCATTATGTTTCCGCCCTTGGATTTTTTCATAATGCTGCCGCCTTTTGATTTTTTCATCATAGCGCCACCTTTTGATTTCTTCATAATGCTTCCACCTTTGGACTTCTTCATCATGCTTGCACCTTTAGATTTTTTCATTTTGACTCCTATTGTCTACCATATAAACCAGAGTTGCTTGGTTTACTTTTATTTATAATACCACCATTTGCAGCAAATGTTTTAACATTTGTAGGCTTACCACCTACACCTTGTTTTACAGATCTTTTACGTGTTACAGCTGATTTTCTTTGTGATTTAGACATACTAGCTGCTTTTGCAGCAGGCACACACTTTGGATATTTTCTTTTGGCATCTGCTTTTTGTTTTGATCGGCCACATTTAGCAAACCCGCCACCCTTCTTGGGTGATCCTATATCAACCCAATCGTCTTTGAACCATTTAGTAAGTCCGCCTTTAGGCTTAGCCACGTGGTACTCTGGTCTTCTTGCGTTTGCTTTGCATCATAGCACCGCAGCCTCTGCCCTGGACCATAACTGATCCGCCGTTTTTCATAAAACCCATATTATTTCTAACTTTGGTGGGTAGTTTTTTAAGTCCTTTGTTGTCAGCTGGTATTGGTTTTAATTTTTTAACTTCGCCGCCTTTAGCTTTGTAAGTACCGCCCATCTTTTTATATTCTTTAACCATGTAAGCATTAGCGTATGCAGATGGATAAACGTCAAACTTTGCTTTTGCTTTAGCTTTTGCTTTTTTATATAAAGCTGGGTTCTTTACACTTTTTGGTATTTGAGATCTTGATATTGCCATTAGCACTTCCACCTTCTTCTTGCTTGCCTAATTCTTGAATTAGGATCATTTCTTGTTTTCGCAGAGCTTTTTTTGAGCTGTCCTAAAGATCTTGCACAATAGGACTTTCTTCTCTTAGCAGCTTTGCTACCTTTTTTTACCTTACCTGTAACCGCAGTTTTTAACTTAGATCCAGGATTCGCTTTACGATAAGCAGCGACACCTTTCTTGGTCATTCCAGCGCCTTTTTTAGTGGCCCTGTAATTAGCTCCTTTACCTCTTGTGGTCTTAGGTATCGCTTTTTTCGGTTTTTTAGTAGCCACCTTTAAGCATGAAAAACAGTCATTGTGCCGAAAGTAGATACCGTATATTGCACGAATATCCCGTTATCAAATAACAAACCATTATCTGGTACAGTAATATCTCTAGTAACCGTAGCACTAGCTACGCTTCCTAACTTAAATAAACTTGTCCCGGTAGGAGAAGTTTTAAGAAAATCTACATTGCCCGCTGTTGCAGAACAAACCATATTTACGCCTTGCAATCTGGTTCTACCTGCAAAAATTACATCTGCGGCCGAAGCATTTACACCAGCTGAAACATTACCAGCTGGATTACCAACTGCTGTAATGCTTGCTACTGTTTTAAAATACGCAGATCCGGTAGCTGTACCAGCATTAGCGCCTGTTATAGATTCTGTTTGTGCATCGCCGTTTACATCTGTGCCAACCACTGTAAATGATTTACTCGAATCATTACCGGCTGACAATATAGTCACGATCCTTCCTGCATCAAAAGTACAAGAACCACCAGAAGCAAGCGCACCACCTATTGTAAGTGCTGCGTTATTGCCTACTGCGGCAGCTGTTGATATTCCATCTGCATCTAAGGCCTGTGTATCGGCAGTCAAAAAGACTGCCTTTACATCTGAACCAGTTAATCTAGTTGCCATAGTTTACTCCTTATGCGAATGGAGTAGCTAAAGTACCATCTGCAATAAGTCTATCTGAGTTTAGATGCCATACTGCTGTTGCACTTCCTTGGCCACCTGCTGCAATTCCTGTAACAGTTATAACACTACCTAAGAATCCACCAGTTGTGCCACCATTCATAGAAAAGACATCATCGTCTGATCCGTCTGCTAAAAATATTTTTGATTGAGCAACATTGTTATCTTTATCAAACAATGTGACCATTGAGTAAGCTGTAAAGCAATCAACTGCTGTAGCACCCTTAATAGTTAATGCGTTTGAAGTAACAGTAGTACCAACAATAAACTTGTAAGTAACTCCTACTGCTGCTACCGGTAAAGTTACCACTACACCAGCTGCTCTGTTAAATACAAAAGTGGTTCCACTTTCTGCTGCCGTTGCTGCTTTAGTTGCTGCTGTCAAAGATTCGTAAGGTAAAACTAGGTTTGTAGCACCTGTCATTTTAGATGTACCTGTACCGCTAATATTACCACTTGAGTCGATGTCAAAGTTTGTTGTTACTGCTCCAGTTTTTGCTGTAACGGTTATTTGTTCAAAGCCGTTTTCGGCTCTTACTGGACCATTAAATGTTGTGTTTGCCATAATTTCCTCCTACGGAAATAGGTTTTATCGTCTTGGCTTGTCTGCTAGGTCAGTCGATAAAACAAGTTAAAAAAATCCTAGTAATAAAAGTTTACTACTAGGACTCTTTATTAGCAACTATATTTACGATTGAAAGTAATTGGCTAGATCTATAATCCCTTGTACTTCGTTAATGGTTTTTGCAGCCGTAACATGTGTTACACCGACACCACCAGATTGTTTCCAGGCATCTATATTTTTTTTTCTGTCATCAATTAGTATAGAACCAGCTCTCGCATAGGTGGCTTTTTCTCTGCCTTTAAGTGTGCAAGTTATAACTACGTCCGGATCTACATGTTCTTTGATCCAAGCTATCTTATCTTGTGCAACTTTTTTTCTGTTCAGCTCACCAGTGCATGTAAGGATCTCCCAATATATGCCAGTATCTTTTACAAAATCTACAAGATCTTGCATATCTTTCATAGGCGGTAGATCTCTGAACAGGCCTTTGTTGCTGAGCTTTATTTTGTTATTGTCGTATAGGTGATCTGTCAGTGGACCGTTAAGAAACTTTGGGCCTTGCACTCCTGTGACGAAGTCCGCTAAGACTCCGTCCATGTCAACAAATATTCTATTTATTGGTTTCATTAGTAATGCAAAGGACTTGCCGTGTTGTTCCAGTCAAGCTCATTAGGATCTTCTTCTTCTGCTCTCTCTTGTGCTCTTTGCTCTGCACCGGCTGCCTGGTTGGCAACCTTGTTACAGAACCAGTAAGCGTCAGTTTCAAACCAGTTCTCAGTCTCACAAGCTTGATACTCATAAGTTTTGACCAAGCCGTAAAGTTTCATTGGCTTCATGTAAGCGTTTTTTGCTTTACTAGCGGCAAAGGCACAACCAGCCAAGTAGGCTTGTTTTGCTTCAACATCCGCCAAGAAGCCGCCAGCAATCTTGCCTGGGTATCTTGCTTCGCAACTAGCAATGTTCTGCAAGGCCAAAGCGTTAGCAGCCTCTTCGGCGCTTTCGTATTGAACCAACTCTTTGGTCACTGCGTTGTAGAATCTGCCTTTGCTGCTCCAGATCCCCGTCTTGAAGTTTGCTTTCGCAATGGCTCCGATCTCTTCTTCATTCATCAAGTAACAACTCATATTTTCTCCTTATTAATTATTTTTCCCACATAGTTAATATACTAAAATATGCACACATTTGCAAGTATTCATACAACTTTATACAACTTATTTTAGGCAAAAAAAAGGGCCCTTTTGAGGCCCTTATTTGAAATACTTGAGTTATAAACGGTATTTCTAGTCGTTCATTTATGCGCCTTGTGAGCCGTAGATTCCTCTCCAATCAGAAAAACCGAAGCTATATCTTTCTCTCGCTTTGTATCTGATATTGCCAGTTGTAAAGTCTGGTTCCATGGAAGTTTCCATGCCAGTTCTTTGGAACATCTTAAGGCCTTCGCCTTGTGCAGTTACAGAAGTTAAGATGAAGAAAGCATCTGGATCAGTAAGATAATGATTTACTGAATAGCCGCCAGGTAAAACACCTGTGTTAGCTATCGCGTTTACATCATTATCAGCTGTGCCAGATCTTAACGGTGAGTTAAGAATCCTGTCAGCAACAAATACTAATTGTGGTGGCACGATTAGTTTGTCAGCTTGGACAGAGATTGTTAATCCTTTGTCATCTGTGAAAGTTGATATATCAATTAAAGCATCTTCTAAAGAAGTTTCGTTTAAATCTGCCATTGAAGTTGCTCTGTTAGCAGCTGAACCACCACCGGATAGTGGGTGATCTGTTGCTATTAGAGATTTTCCGTCTCCTCCAGTAAAGCTGGATGAGAAAGCATTATTTAATACGTCTGCTCCTTTGATCTCTTTGGTGTTACCCATAGATTTCGCAAGTGCTTTAACATAACGTTTTCCAAGTGAGTCGTAGAGGTTATCTTCAACTGCTTCTTCTGTAAGTGCAAACGCTAGAGCCACTGTGTCGTGGTTGTATCTAGCACTATAGCTTTCAGTAGCGTTGTCAAAAACAACTCCTTGTCCTTCACTTTTTGTTGGTGCGGAACCAAATCCTGTAATTAGGACTTCTTCTTCAAACGCTCTTTGAGAGTCTTCAATAGAGAAGATTTCTTCATATTCGCGATTGTATTCGTCATAAGACAGTCCAAACAAGGAATTTAATCCGGGTTCTAGCTCTTTAGCGAGCTGAGCTCTTGATATTGCCATTATTTATACTCCTTATGCTAGGCCAGCACCTTTCTGTCCCATAATGTGGTTTTGAATCACACATAGTACATTGGTGTTGGATGATGAAACATCATCGTTATCGGGATCCTGTGAAATATCTAAAGCTTTTAGAGGTAACGTTGCGGTAGTATTACCGGTGGTTACGTCTAACTCAACATTAGATCTTCCAGAGGCTGTGTCGCCAACAGGACTGTTTTCAACAATATCGAAATTTCCGAACAAGTCAGCTACAGGCATTGCTGCATCCGCTTGTACTTCAAAAACGACATTACTGTCATCAATCACGCTAGCTATTATATCAGAAGCTGCAATGCTTCCTGGATAGTGGTTTTTAAATACTTGTTCGCCTGTGGTTGGGTCAGTATATTTGACTCCATTGAACACTCCGACAATCGGAACGGTCCCAGTGGCAGCGTGTCTACCTATAACACCAGCTGTAAGCTGAGTAACCAAGTCGCCTTGGAATATTGGTGTTGTAGCTCCACTTGCTATTCTATATCGGCTCTGGCCGCCAGAATAAGGTGCTCCGCCCATCATACGAACAGGTTTTAATCCAAAAGGTGCGTCTTTATTCGCCATTTTGTATTCTCCTTATATGATTATTACTTTTTCCCAAAAGTAACATTTGACCTACGATCAGAATCATACTTTACGTATCTACTATCTTTGCCCGCATCATTAAACATATTATTGTCTAATGCTTCCTTTGCTTGTTCGTTTTTTCTAGCATAGTAAGCGTTACGTTCATCTCTAGTTTCTACAGGTATTTTTGCTAAAAGTAGACCTTCGTTATAAACAATTCCAGCGTGTCTACCAGAGTCTTGGGTAGGTAATTCAAATTCTTGCGGTAAGTCAGTCCCTCTTACGAGTTCATAACCTTCTCTAAGTCTTCTACTTACGTTACCTCTGTCCTCCTGTCCCAACATGGATTCTCTTATCCAACGATATTCATATCCTTCTGGTGCAGGTGGAGTTTCTAGTTTCCTAACTGGTCTCCATGGTTGTCTACGAGATGTTTTAGCGTGAGTCTCGGATTCACGGGATTGTCTGGTTGGTGCGTTCTCATTTTCATTAGTCATCTTATTTAGCCTCTCTTTGTGAAATTTTCTGTTTCTCTCTAGCAACGGACTTTAACCACGCGTCTTCCGACATATTGTGTGGCTTCAAACCCTTAAGACGTTCGACTTCTGATTTAGAGAAAGTCACTCCGTTCTTTTTGCCTTGTGTTTTTTGTCGACTTCCTACGGAAGTGGGAGCAACTCTTTGCACAGCGGGTTTAGCTCCTTCTTTTACGACTTCTTTACCAGAACTAATATCTGGATAAACTTTATACACTCTTGTGTTTAATTCATTGTAATACTCTTCTGAGTCTGGTTCAAACCCTTCGTTGATTAAATTATAATGAGTGAAATAAGCAAATTGTGTGGCCTGTAAGTTAGTAGGATCTTGTGTGTCTCCATACCACTGATTATTTTCATGCCAGCTTTCTGCTTCTTTTGTTGGTTTTACAGGTTGTTGTTCTTGCGCAGGCTGTTGATAAGCTTGTTGTGCCGGAACCTCTTGTGGATTTTGAAAGGCTGCATCTGCTTGTGCTCTGGCCATTCTAACCTTTTCTTTTTGTATGCTTAAATCACTTTTTAAAGTATCAGCCTTTGACATCAATTCAGCATCATTAGATTCAACTGCTTTTTTGTATAAGTCGTTAGCTTGTACTTCTTTAATCTCAATAGCTTCTTCTTCTTTTTGTATTAAAGCAGCTCTAGTCTGTAAATTATTTTGCACGTAAGCTGCATTTTCTTGTTCTTTTTGTCTAAGCTGCGCTTCTAGTCTTGCTGCTTTTTCTTCTGCTGCTCTGTGCCTTTCGTTTAGTTTGTTAATTCTTTTGGAAACCGACTTAGTATAATTATCCAATTCATCATCGGACGATGCTACCGTTTCGGCTGTATCGGTTGGTTGATCTGTTACCTGTATTTCAAGCTCTTCAACCTCTTGTTCTGGTTGTTGTGCTACTGCGTTTTCTTGTTCATTCATTTATAAACTCACTATGTCATCTGGATCGAGTATGGTAGCTATAACCTCATCATCATTGATGATTCTTACTTCTGCACCGTCCTCCAATTTAAACCTAGAGCCAGAGTAGCGCCCTATTAAAACCCATTGTTTTTCTTCACACCAGGGGGTTTCTCCATACCTTGCTTTATCGTTGTAGCATTGTGGTCCCATTTTTACCACATAAGCAACAACAGTAGCCAAGGCCTCACGATCCGTCGTCTGTTTGGTTAGTAAAATACCACCTTCTGTTTTGCCTTTACCAGAATACGGTAAAACCAGCATCCGCCAACCTGTTGGTTGAGGCATACGGTCAAGCGCGGACTTGTCTAAGAGTTCTGGATTTAAAACTCTGGACTCTTCTGGTATATAAGCATCTGCAACTATGTCGTTTGTAGATCTTAATTCAGTCATTTATTTTCCTTAAAATGTTGTTGTAATTCATTGGTTATATAGTATAAGGCAGAAAGCTCGCCTTGCAAATATTTATAATGTTCTATATCTTTTAGCGAACCAGACATTAATGTTTCAGAGATTTGGGTTTCTCTTTCTTTTACTTTTCGCTTGATAAAATCAAGTAGATCAAAGTCATTCATTATTTTTTAGCTTTAGGTGGTCTGCCTCTTTTTTTTGTTGCTGCTTTTTTGGGCGCTGCTTTCTTGGCAGGCGTTTTTTTTGCGGCTGGTTTTGTTACGGCTACATCAATAACCGGATTTGCAACAACGACCTCTTCAATAACAGGATTACTGCTAATTTTTGCCATTTTTGCTGCTATTCTTTTTTCATTAGCTTTGTCTTTGTCAGCCTTAGCTTTTTCTTGTGCTGCTATCGCAGCTTGTTTAGCATGCTCTTCTGCATTTTTATTGGCTCTTAATTCTAACAATTCTTTTTCTCTCTGATTCATTATTAATTCCTCAATCTTGATTCTAATTCTAGTAATTTTAAATCAGCATTTTGTGCCAATCTATCTATTGCTACTTGTAGCTTATCATCTGCTATACCTTTTTGCACATTTATGCGTTGTTCTTGTAAATCAGCATCTAGTAATTTTTCTTGTGCTCTTTGATTTTGTTTAGCATCAAACTGTTGTGCTTCAAGATCTAACTCTTTATCTTTTAGATCTAATTCAGCTTTTCTTATCTCTACCAGTGGATCTCCACCGTTACCTTGACCTATGGATTGTAAGAACTCGTTTGTAAGCTGTGCCATAACTGGTGCACTAAACTGATCTAAAATCATCTGTATTTGTGTTGCTATTTGTTGTGCTTCTTGCGGAGACACCTGTTGCATTTGTCCTTGTATCTCTTGTATTCGCATTTGTACTTCTTGTGGTATTTGCTCAGCTGACATTTGTGCTGACAAGAATTGTAAATGTTGCATGCAATGGCTGATAATAATAGATTGTATTTGTGGGTTATCCTGGACAACTTTTGTTAAGAATAAACTTTTATGAGTTTCTAAATGAGCTTGGTGGTTTTGGCCATCAAAGGCTTGCGCTGGTTGGCCCATCAATAAACCAGAGTTTTCTAATCCGGCATCTATTGGTTTTGGTGTATTGTCAGCTGGTGGTTGCAGTAAAGCATCTACATTGTCAACTCCTAAAGCTCCATACATCCTTCTGTAAGCTTCATAAATACCCATTGGTCCATGTATCTCTGGATTTGATTGAACCATCTGTAATAATTCTTGTGCAAGAGTAACTCTTTGACTTTGCGAGAATATGTTTGGATCCGATACTGGTACTACATCTACTCGGCCATCAAAATCAGTTTGTTTTATTTCTGCTGGTCCAGATCCTATTTGGAACTCGTAAGCTGGTGGTAGGTATTCACCAAACACTTTAGCTAACAGTTGAAACTCTAGTTTTTGTGCATAGTGCAATCTTTTATGTATTGCACTCATAACTTTTGTACCACGTTCTAATAAGGCTACTGTTGTGCCTACCGGCATTGCAGCATTACTATCGCCAACGTTCATGTCTGCTATTGCAGCAAAACGTTTGCCAGAATCTACCAATATGCCAAGCAGTTGCATTAATACATTACTTGGTTCTTTAATCGGCAGAGGTATAAGGTTTTCTCTTAATGAACCCCCGGTGGTATCAATATCTCTAAATTCACCAGGCTGCAGCGGTTCGTCTTCATCTCTAATCCTCATACCTCTAGCCTTAAAACCTGCTGGTAAATTAGCTAGTGTTCCAGCATCTATTAGCTGTCTTAATATAGATGTGGATGCTTTAGACAGGCCGCCTATCATGTGTGATAAGCCTAGGCCATAAAAACCTAGTCCTGGTAAAAACTTGTATTGCACAAAATAATTAATTTTGTTTTTAAGAGGATCACCTTCTATGTAGTTTCGTCTAATAGAAAGCACTGTTTCTGATTCTTCGTCTATTGTTATGATATACGGTAGTTTTAATCCAGTAGGCTTACCTTCTGCATCCATGTCCTCGAAGCCTTCTATGTCTAAAACAGTATGTATTTCGTAAATAACTCTACTGCGGTCTTCTTTGTAACTTGGTTCAATACCTTGTATCTCGTTAATTTGTTTAGATATTTCTGAGTCGTCTTCACCAAAAGTATTTTCTGGTATCTCTACGTTTGCATAAAAACCAGTAATTTGTTGTTTCTTGACTTCATTCAACGACATGCTAATTGCATGTGTTACACGCTCAGCTGAGGATAGATCAGATGCTTCGTAAGGAACAATAAGATCTTCTGGTGGTATAAATTTAGATATAGCCTTATTGGCTACAAAATCAAAGTAAACTTTTTTAAATGCAGAGCCAGCAAGAGGTAAATAAAACAACAACATATCAAGCTCTGGATCGTAGTCTTGCATTACATTCATTATGTAATAATTCATAAACTCCTGGATTCTTTCTGCTTGATTTTCTGTATCTATAGTTCTTGCGCCAATAACTTCTGTCTTGACAGGTCCTTTGGCCGGTAACATTTCTTTATATGCCTGTGCTTGAAACTGCGTGACAGCTTCGGCTAATATTGGGTGTATAACGCCGGATGATCCTTCAAAGGGTTGTGATCTAGCATCATCAAATTTCATACCTAAATACTTAAGGCCGTCTGTGTACGTTTTTTCCCACTCGCTTCTTGATTGTTTGTCGCTTTCTACTGAGCTGACTAGATCAGATGATATTTGTTGTAAAACAGACTCGTCTATAAACTCAACTAAGTTTGAATTGAAGTCCATTTCTGGCATTGGTTCTTGTGTATTTATTTCGTCATCTATTAAGACTTCTCGTTCGTTGACTAATATCTGTGCTGCTTCTTGTATTTGGTCAGATCTTGACTGTTCTGGTATTATTTCAACCGCAGATCCTTGATCTAAAATATCTGGGTTTTCTTCGGTTCCTAGTCTTCTCTCAATAGCCATGTTATTTAGTGTAGCACCCTCGGTCTGTTTTCGGTAACAACTCCAATTAAATCTGTAAGTTCACCGTCAATAATTAATCCATTTGCTTCTGCGATAAATTGTGCTTGCTCTGCGTTCTCTGCATGTATATCTGGACCTACGTATTCTGTAGAATCGTGTATAAATCTTGTCACAAATATCTTTTTTTCTCTTTCCATTAGTAGTAAACCACTCTATTTTTTCTCATTAAAGCTACTTCTTCTTGATAGTCTTCTTTTAAAGATACAAAACCGCCTTGTCTAAATCGCATCAAAGCCATTGTAGCACTATCACAAAAGTCGTCATAGTCGCCAAAAGGAAAGGATGCCATTTCTTCAATCACTTCATCTGCAAATTCATCTTCTGGTGCCCAAACCATACCAGACTCAAATATTGGTGCAACACTGTTCATTCTTGCAATTTTGTCTTGTCCTCTACTCGGCGCATAAGATGTAACAGGTATGCCCATTCTACGAAGTTCTTGCGTCAATGGTGTTCCAGACGCCTTTGCCTCTATTAATATACAATCTGGATCCCAGTATTTGTATTCATCATAGGCTATCTTTTTTAGCTCTGGAAAGTCAACCCTAAATCTCTTTGCATCTAATAATATAATACCATCTGGTTCACCGTCTTGTGTTTCAAAGATTGCCCAAGTAGTTATTGCAGAGTAGTCAGCTGTCTCTTTTTTTGAAAAAGCGGTATCGTAGCTTTGTATAACATAGTTATAATCTGGTA